ATCCATCGAGATACTGCCGTCTTTGGAGTCGTTCGCCGCGCCGATGGAGGCAATCATCGACTGGCCGGGTGACATGTGCCGGGACGTGTTCCACGCCTTGTGCCAGTCGTCGGCGTCGAGAGGATCGCCGGGCATACCGAAGGGCAAGTTCATGAGCCCGCCGGGTCCCATCACCAGGGTGGCACTGGTCATCGCACGGCCGGCCCACTCGCGGGGCGTGTCGAGGGCCCGCGTGACCCCGGCAACCCCCGGTACTTCGGTGACCGTGCCGAGGTTCTGGAGCACTGGTGCGGCCGGAGCTATCCCACCGGGGCCTATAACCGACCCGAGGAAACCTCTATCTTGCTCCCTCTCCTTGATCTTCTTCCAGTCCGAAGCAACCTTGTCCTTCGCGGACTGCTCGAACCCGGAGGTGGCGACCAGGGCCATGTCGTAGGCGAGACCAATATTGGGCTTGGCGTCCTGGTCGTACCAGTCGGTCCACGCCTTACCGAGGTCTCGGCCGAATCCTTTGACAGCACCCCAGAAGCTCACGGTGACCTCGTCAATCCGTCAGCGAACGGAGCCGCCGCACGACGTTGCGGGTTGCCTGCGAGGAGTTCGGGCCACTGGCGACCAGCTCCAGGGCAGGCAGTACCCGCTTGAGGTTCTCGATGTCTGCCTTGGACGGGTCGGGGATTCCTAGTGCCGAGGAGTCGGGGCCGAGACCGGCATCCGCGCCTGCCGTGACGGGTTGGTCCGGCATCTGCGACGGTGCCCCGAAGCCGACGACACCAGCGGTCGGGTCCACCGGCGGGGGCGCGCTGACCTGGCCACCGCCGGCCGAGGCGGCCATCGGAGCCGCCTGCTGGTTCGTGCGGAACTCTTGGGCTTCGCCGTATTCGGCGTTGGGCAGTTCCCTGATGGGTTGCCGCTTCGCCGCCGGACCGCCATCCGTGCGCTTCGACAGCGGTCCCGGCCCCGACGACGGGGCCGGCTTGGCGGGCGGCTGGTATCCACCTTTACCGGCCATCGTGGATCACCTCCACTATCGGCCCCTCGCCCTGGCCTTGACAGCCATCGCGGCCTGGTCGAGGGGGGTCCGCTTCGACGTCGATGCGCCCAGGCTGGTAGCCCGCTGGGACTTGATCTTCGAGGCGGCCTTGTTCAGCGCGTTGTTGGCCGCCGCGATCCCGGAGGTCTTCCGCTGCGGCGACGTAATCGGTCCGCCCTTCGGAGCTGGACGCTTCGGTGCCCTGCCAGGTACCGATACCGGCGGTGGGGTTCGCTTGTCGGGCATTCTCTTGCCGATGACCGGTCCACCGGTGGGAGCGGGTCGCTTCGGTGTCCTACCGGGGACAGTTGGTGTCTGGCCTGGTGTCTTCCGCTGAGACATCAGTGGCAGCCCTTCTGGGATCCCCGCTGTCCGGACGGTGCGACACCGAACCGGACGTCACCCTTGGGGCTGACGTTGGTCTTGTTCTCCTTCTGCAGGGACGGCTTCTGCTCGTGCGGAGCAGCTCGGCCTCCGCCACCGGGACCGGTGGGAACGTTCTTCGCCATGGTTCGTCCTTCCACTTAGGCCGGCATGCGACGCATGACCGACGCACTGAGCTGGGGCTTCCCGGAGGAGGAGAGCCCGGCGAGCATCTGCTGCAGATCCGGCCGGCCGCCGGGGCCCATCTGGGCCTGACCGGGGGCGACCTCGGAGAACGGTCCGCCTCCACCACCGCCACCGCCACCAAGCTCCGGTGGTGCGCCTCCACCGCCGGCTGCGGCACCGCCGAGGAGAGCTTCCAGCGGGTTGGCCGCCGCTGCCTCTTCGGTGGGTGCTTCGCCTTCGGGCTTGGGCTCGGGCGGTGGGAACAGTTTGAGGATGGCGTCCTCGATGGTGCGGCCCTTCTCGATGGCCGAGATCATCCCGGCGAGTTTGCCGAGCGCCTCGCCGGGGTCAGCACCCATCTGCGCCATCTGCGGGATGGTGCTGGCGTACTGGTAGATCCCCTGCTTGATCGCATCCCTCAGCTCTTCGATGTCGATCTTGCGCTGCTCGTCGCCGACGTCTATACCGAACGGCATGGACCGCTGCACGGTGTCGCGGGAGATCTCCTTGTCGCCACGAAGTTGCAACATCATGACCAGGGCGCGGTTCGGGTCGAGACCGGCCATGAATCCATAGCTCACATCGCAGGTGTGGTCACCGTCGATGTCCTTCGACGGCCGGTAGGTCATCTTGAACGCGGCGCCGTTGACCTGACCGCGGATCTCCTTGTCCACATTGGGCCACAGCTTCTCGTCCATCTCGAAGCAGCGGGCGACGATGCGCTTGTAGGTGCGGGTGAAGTTCGTCTGCGCTGCCTTGATCTGGGTGTCGAACCCGCCCATCAGCGCCTGGATGCCTCTGCCCGTGATGACGGAGGCTTCCGGGTTCCCGGAGCGGCCGGCGGGGTAGCGGGCCGCGTCGTGCATGTCCTTGTCCAACAGCTGGCTCTCGGCCATCGCCCCCTGCGGGAGGTCGATGGGGATGCGGCGGATCTTCTCCGGGTTCGCGGTGCGGATCACCGCGTCCGCGCCGAGGGCGAAGTCCTGCACATCCGGCGGCAGCGCGATCGGTGCCTGCACGGACTTGTAGACCGCCTCCACGTTGAGCTTGGCCATGATGTCGCGGGCGATCTGGATCCAGATCACCTCGTCGAACTGGCCCACCTGGGAGTCGTAGTCCAGGCCCGGCTTGCGGGTGACCTCCACCGGGATGGAATCGAGCAGGTTCGGGGTGCGGACCAGCACGGTGGGGACCCGTTGGCCGTTGAATCCGGGCTGAGGTGAGCCGGGCAGCAGCAGCATCCACTGGTCGACGTCGATGTAGCGGATGACCTCGACGTCTTGTTCGCCGATGTCGCGGCCGGTGGGGTCGCGGAGGAACTTGGCGGCGTATTCGGGGAACTCCTCGGCCAGCAGCCAGCCCGGTTTCTTGAACTTCTTGGTGTAGGAGGTGAGCCGGCTCCACCGGTCGTACTCGGGGTAGCCGCCGTAGGGGTCCTCGAACTGGATTCTGGGCATCCGCTCGTCGAAGTCCGGTTCCAGCAGGGCGACCATCATCCCGTAGGTGAGGTACTGGTCCACCGCGGTGTACATCTGGACGTCGACTTCGGAGTTCTCCATGTAGTGGGAGACGATCTTCGTCCGCTTGTCGGCAAACGTGCGGGCCCGGTCCGAGGTCATGGTGGAGGAAGCACAGTTGAAAGCGGGCAACGGGGCGATCACCTCGGTGAGGTCGCGGGCCACCTGGTTGATGAAGTTGCCGATGATGGGTTTGGGGAACGTTTCGCTCTTCACGCCAGGGAAGACGTCTTCGAGGCGGCCTTTGCGCACGGACCGGACGTCACGCCAGCGGTTGTCCCGCTCACGGTATGCCTTGGTCAGCAGTTCTACTTTGTGCTGAATCTCGGTGGCCGAGCGCACGAGACCCTCCTCATCCTGCCGCGCGGGTCCAGTCGGCGAGGTTGACCACAGTCTGCTCTTGCTTACGGACTGACGACAGGAACGGGTTGGCGACGTAGGAGTTGTGCCGGTTGATCTGCGTGCGAATCATCTCACGCGCACGGATCTCGGCAAACCACATCGCCATCACTGCATCACACTTGTTGCGGGTGTTCGGGGTCCAGGTGACGAGCTGTTCCACCAAGGTTTGACCCGCGACGAACTGGACCGTGGTGGGAAGTTCGATGAGGTTCTGCTCGAACAGCAGGGACACAGAGGCGACGCCGTAGTCGGCGTCCCACTTGTTGCGGCCGGTGTGGTGTTCCTGCAACACCACGCCTTGGCTCGCCAGCCACTCGTTGATCTCCGGGTCCTGCGTGAGGAACCCCTGGAAGGCGTTCTTCTCCACCCGCCATTCATTCACCTTGTACAGGTCGGTGACCTCGCGGATCTGTTCACGGATCCAGCGGGCCCCGGCGCAGGTCTTGATGCGCACATCCAGCACGTAGCGCATCCGGGTCAACCGGTCGACTGCCAGCACGACGATGGCCGAATCCCCGACCATGGCCGGGTCCAGGCCGGCGATGACGTACAGGCCGTCCATGCCACCTTTGCGGTGGCCGTGTTTGTCCTCGACCATCGGACCGGGTCGGCGGTCCTTGTTCCTGGACCCTCGCACTCTCTCCGCGTCGAAGATGGAGACGGCGGACAGCTCCTGCTGCATGTACACCAGCGCCCATTTTTGTGGACCCTGCTCGTTGCGGATCTCGTACAGCCGGTCCGGCGTCCACCGCGGGTACAGGCCGTCCTCGTCGGCGACTTCGTCGCCTTCGGGGTCGAAGGGGATGTCGCTGCGGGGCCAGAGCGGGACCCACTCGCTGCGCTCTTCACTCATCTCCAGGACCGCAGGTTGGGCGAGGCGGGTGTAAGGACTGACCCCGGTGGTGAAGTGTTCGGTGTTGCGAAGCTCGGAATACAGATCCTTCGCCGCGACTCGGGTGCCCACCACCAACAGCTTCCCGGTAGGGCCCAGTCGGCTGGATGCCTCTTGGCGGATCCAGGCCATCTGCTTCTCGTGGTCATGAGCATTGGCCAACGTCACCACGTCATCGCAGATGACCAGATCCGCTCGGGCCCCGTAGATCTGTCCGCCCAAACCCAACGCCTCGATCGTCGGGTCCTTCTGATCAGAGTCGCGTTGCAGGTAGATCTTGTCCGCGGTCCACTGATCGGAGGCCGCACGGAATCCCTCGGTGGGAGCGAAGGTGGCCTGAAGGAGCGCGAAGCGGGGATGGGTGAGCCTTTGCTTGATGCCGTACAAGTACTTCTTCGCCTGGGTCTGGGTCTTGGACACCACGATGACTTGGACGGCCGGGTTCTTGCAGATCCGGTACGTCACGTAGTCCATGGTGATGACGGTGGACTTGGCATGGTTGGGCGGGGTGTTCACCAACAGTCGGTTCTTCTTCGCCGGCTCATAGATGATCGACGGATGCAGGTCCCTGGGCTCGTTGCCCTCCAGCAGATCGATCCACTGCATCTGATGCGGGAACGTCCTGGTGTGAAGAAACCTCGTGCGGAAGTCGGAGAACTCTCCTGGGTCCGACCTGGGTGTCTCATTGAGGTTTCTCGACTGCACCGCCCGGATGTGGGCAACCGCGTTACGGAAATCGCGGTCATCACGCATCCAATCCTCATACGTGCGAGGAACACGACCCGCCGCATAACAGGCGTCCTTGACCTGCCAGGAGTCCATCAACTTGGAAAGAACGACGTCTTTGGCCTCGGCCGTGGACAGCCTCTTCAACGCCGCGTCCACCAGGACCTTGGCCACCGACTGCTCCCGCCCGGTGGCTCACTCTGTGTGAGCCACCCCTGGAACGACCTGCCGCCAGGCAACCCGACGGTCTTGATCTTGCGGCCGGCTCCGCCGGCCAGGGGCCCACCCACGGTTCGACGTGGAGCTGCTGTGGTTCAAAAAACAGACCGACAAAGTAATCTTTGCGCCCGAGACCTTTCTCTT